TAGCTCATTATATATTCCTTTAACAGCTAATGTTTCTGGTAAAGGTTCTGGATGTTTCTTATATATAACAACTGCGGGAAATGTGTCACTATATAATCGTTCTGGTTCTGCTTTAGGTACTGGTACAAATTTATATTGTAACACTAGCTGAATAACCGCATAATTTAATAAAAATAAAACAGAAAGGATAATAAAATGCAATATTTTATTCCAGATAAACTTTATAATATTCTTAAATGAATTTGTATTGTCGGCCTTCCTTTAATTGCTTGAGGATACGGTGCGTATGCAGCTGAATGGGGATGACCAATGGCCGATCAAATTGTTAATACAATTCATATTACTGCAATTATTTTAGGCGGAGCTCTTGGCATTGACGAATTCCAAGCCAAGATATTAAATAAAGAGTAATTTGAGTTAAAAAAAGATTTTGAATTAAAACATTTTAAGGGAATAAATTTATTTTATTCCCTTTAATTAAGACAGAAAGGGGAAAATAAATGGATTCCTTAAATGTGTTTTTGCAACCAATTCAAGATCCAAGAGCTCAAATAGCAATAATTGCTTTATTTATATTAGCTCTTCTTGATGTATTATTTGGTGTTATAAATGCATTATTCTTTCAACATAATTTTTCTAGTCACGAATTCCGTGCGGGGCTCATCCGCAAACTTAGCAATTTTGGCATTGTAGTCGCTGCGGATGTTGTAGATGGTATGTTACTTGGTGGACTTGAATTAGGTTTTCAACCAGTTCTTATGACAGTAACAGTATCTTTAACTCTTATGGAATTATGGTCTTTATTAGAAATTTTTGCCGCGATCCATCCGGAAATCAGTGATGCTCCTTGATATAAAATGCTTTTAAATAGCAAAGACGGACTTCATGAAGAAAAAGAAAAAGAATAGGAGATAAAATGGAAGAAGAAAAGATTTTAGAATATGATGCTAATGAGTTTCCTGATGAAGCAGCTTGAGAAAGTTTAAAAGCTGAAATTGAAGCTCAATATACTCCCGAGGATGGTGAAGATAATGGCGAAAACTGCTAAAGCATTATTACAAGTTGCCGCCAAAGAGATAGGTTATAGTCGATATAATGACCCTGAACAAGGTACTAAATATGGTAGATGATATGCTAAATTAACTAATTCGCCTTATTTTGGCACTACCGGTGTTCCTTTCTGTGCTATGTTTGTCTCTTGGTGTTTAGCTCAATTAAATATTTCTTGTACAGGGACTCCTACAGCAGCTTGCACTAGTGGTTTACTTGCGGCAGCTCGTCATGCGGGCAAACTTCTTCGTCCTTCAGAAGCTCAACCAGGAGACGTAGTTTTATTTGATTGAAGCTATGGTGGATATTATAGTTCAAACGCTGACCACACAGGTTTCTGTGAAAGAAATACCGGTTCTAGTCTTGAAACTATTGAAGGCAACGTTGGTGGCGTAGTTGCTCGTCGCACCCGTCCTTATAGCTGTATTGTTGGCGTAATTAGACCTAATTTTGATAAACCGGCTTTTTCAGACGTTAATGAAAATACCGCTCATTACGAAGATATTGTTTGACTAAAAGAAAAAGGTATTTCTACCGGATATTCAGATGGAACTTTCCGTCCTCTTGAAAAAACTGCTCGCGCGGATGCTGCAGCTTTCTTATATAGATTAGCTAACAGTCCCAAGTACGCTCCTTCTAATGCAGATAAAATTCGATTTAAAGACGTAAATGCTAAAACTTCTCATTCAAAAGAAGTTTGGTGACTTGGCGCTAAGAAGATTTCTGAAGGTTATTCTGACGGCACTTTTAGACCTTTAGATAATTTAACTAGAGGAGATATGGCAGCATTTGTCTATCGAGCTGTTGGTAGTCCTAAATATACTCCTACAAATAAAGACAAAACTCGTTTTACAGATGTTACTGAGAAAACAGCTCACTGTAAAGAAATTTGATGGCTCGCTTCTAAGGGCATTACAAAAGGTTATAAAGATAATACATTTAGACCCTATGCGCCAATTCTTCGTTGTGATGTAGCAGCTTTCCTACATAGAATGAGTGAAATATAATTTAAAATGAATACAGAAAAAATTATTTCTGCAATATTAGAATTATGTATTTTTATTGCAGGATTATTAACTATTACTGGATTTGTTGTAATACAATATCAATAGTTTTTAAGGGAGAAGTTTTTTAAGCTTCTCCCCTTTTTATTTGTTATTTCTAAAATTACATTTTACTTACCTAAAACAAATAAAGGGGTACTCTATATTATTTTATAGAGTACCCCATTTTTTTTTATTTAAAAAGCTGATTTATTCTTTTTTTCTTCATGAATTCCCGCGAGTCCTAAACAAATAGCATCACATTCATCTTCTGTTGGATAAATATTAAATTGTTCTTCTATGAGATCTTTTGCTTTTTGTTTTTGCTCAGCTCGGCTACGACCAAACTTTCAATTATATTTTTCACTAAGAATCTTTCTTCAATGAGAAGGAGTTAATTCTGTGCATGGAATATTTTTTATGTGACAAGTAAAAAATATCATAGCTTGTATCATAGCTAATTTTTTATACGTTTCCGCATTTCCATTTTGTAGTTGTATTCCTTCAAAATATAAATGCTCTACATTATAAAAATCTAATAACTCAATCAAATGCTGTTGAAAAGTTTTTAGTCTTTGTCCCATTGTTTTATTTGCGGGAATTGAAAAATGACCTCAACCAGTTAGTTTTTCATTATCGTAAATAGCTCAGCCTGTTACTCGACTGCTTTGATCAACTGCCATCGTTCGCCGCATTATACACCACTACTTCCAAACCCACTTCTATTTTCATTTCCAAGAGAAGAAACAGTAATAAAATGAATTTTAGGCTGTTCTTTTTGAATTCTAAATTGACAAATTCTTGTTCCTTTTGGAATATAAATATCTTTAGTAGCAACTACAGGCATACACCAAATATCATCATCACCGTTATAAGTTGAATCAATCACTCCAATTGAATTGCTTTGAAGAAGGCCATAACGTTTAAAAGTTGAACTGCGGGGTGCAAGAATTGCTTCATATCCTTGCGGCAGCTGCATCGCAACACCCATAGATATGTATTCTCTTTGACCTGCCTTTAATGTTACATCTTCATATGTATATAAGTCAATTCAACTACCCCAACCAACCTGTTCGATATACGGTGATCCAGGAAGATAACGAATTTTAATTTCTACTGATTGTTCTGACATATTTAAACCTCATCTCACGGGGATACCATTTCGATAGGGATCTTTCTTTGCATCTTAAAATCAATATTATCTAAAAGAATGTCTGGATCTTTTGTATCATTAAAAATCAATGTACATTTACAAACTCATCATTCTTTTACAATTTCTCCCTTTTCCTTCTTAGTATGATATGTTTGTGATCAAGCTGTTAATATATAATCATTTTCTCTAGCGTATTCTTCATATTCTTTGTGGAGAGCATTTGCATCATCTTCACTTTCCACATAGATTTCCGCAGTATTTTTTAATAGATATTTAATCATTTTATACTCCTGTACCACTGGCTTTTACAAATTCAAAAGTATTAGCTTCTTCTACAAAATGTTTAACATAACTCTCTGGCCCTATAAAGTTTACTTCAACATCTTCTTTTAATTTTAAAGCATAATCTTTAAGATAATCTAACGCTTGTTTAGACCATTGAGATTGAAAAATTTTAGAAATATTAGTACAATCAGCGTCTACTTTAAAAATTTCAAAAGGCAAAACAGGATTGGTTTTAACAATTAATTTTTGCATTTTATCTCCTTAAACTTCAACTATCATTCAAGAAGCTTCAAAAAGCATAAAAATATAAGCTTCTTTTTCATCTTTTACTCAAATTTCTCATACGTCTTGATCTTGATTATATTGTAAACTAGAAATAGAACCTCTTTCTTGAAGAATTTCTTTTAGCTCTTGGGTAGCTTGAAAATAATTGCCATTTGTAATATGAATTATCGTAAAATCACTACGCTCTTTGCACATTAACATAAATCAAGAATCTTTATTTTTTCCAAATCAAGAACTAATTTCTCTAAAATTCTTATTTAAAATGCTTTCATCCTGCGGAGGTAGATTAAAAATAACACTTTTATTTAAATCATATAAAGACATATTCATCTGAATATCTTGCTTTTCTTCTTCCATATGATTTCTCCTATCTAAACTCTTTTCCAACTTTTATATATTTTATCATAAAAAAATTTTTTTGTCAAGAATTTTTTAATAAAAAAACAGGGTAGGCCGCAATTTGGCCTACCCTTATTTTTTTAGCTAATTTTTTTAGCATATTGATTAGCACTTGCTAAATTTACTCCTAATATTTTATCATATTTTGATTTATTGTTTGGAATAAATCTACCAAATTTTATAATTATATTTTTATATTGTTTTAAATGTTCTATTTCATCAGTTAATTCATCTTCATTATATCCTGTATAAATAATAATATCGTCAGTAGTATATTCTCTAAATAAACTAATTAAATCATAGCAATCTTTTTTAGAATCAAAAGGCTCTAATCCTTGAAAAACAATTGCATTTGTAATCTCATTTTGTAAATAAAGATTTACGATAGCTTCAATAGGAATATCTTTATTAGATTCTTGTGCTAAATGACTATTTTGGCATACCTTTAATCCGCATTCTTTGTCGCATTTGAAAGTGCAATACGGAAATTCAATTATCATTGAGGGTTCTTTATAATTTACAAAGTCTTCTGTAATAAGTCCTTTAATTTTCATTTAAATTATCCCATTGCCTTAAATCGAATTCTGCTTTGCGCTGCTTAGAATAACTCTTTGTTGGTGTATAGAATCCTACAATGCGGGTATATTCAGTTTCAACAGGTTCGCCGCACACAGGACAAACTTTACCATAGAAACTGTGATAATTCTTGCATTGTGCTACTTTACCATTAAAAGCAAAATAAGTTACACCTTGTTGCGCAACCCAATTAAGCATCTTCCAGGCTTGATCAAAATTAGTAAATGGAGCGTCTACATTAATATGTTCGATAGAACCGCCATTACAATAACTATCAAAAGCTGCACAGATTTTTGTTCTCTCTTGGATGGTAGCTTTAATTCCAAGAGGAATCCATTGATTACCGTATAGAGGGAGATCTTTAACTACAGAATCTGCATAAAGATATTCATCTGCTTTCTGTAGCTTAACCGCAGCTTGCTCCGCGGGAACTTGCTCAATATTAATCTTATAATCTTTATCTAAAACAAAATTGTCAATACAGTTTTGAATAATCTTAAATATTTTTTGCCCAAGCTCGTATGCTTCTTTCGTATAACTATAATTACCAAAATCATCCACTTGGGTATATCCAAATGTCTTCATTGTTTCAAAAATACCATTTACTCCAACAGTAGAATACATGGCATCTAAATTCATTAAGCCGCAAGAAATGTTAGGAAGAAGTCCTTTTTCAACATTACGCTTAATAATATGTCGTTGAACGTCAAGAATTTTGAGATTAAGTTCAGTTAAATCACGAAGTCTAACTAAGAAATCTTGTTCGGTTTCACTTTGATAAGCAAGTCTAGCAATATTAAGTGTAGAAACTTTTACTGAACCGACCTCGAGAGCCGTTCCTCCAATAGAGTTGAAATATAAATCAGTAATATCACTCTTTAAACGGCAACAATTAGAAAGACTGTTAACAGAAGAATCTGTAAAGAAATTAAATAAATTCCACTTGCGGGAAGCTTCACACGCCCACTTTGCAAACTCTTCGTCTACAAATTTACCATCTTGATAGAGAAGAGAGGCTGAAAGGACAGGGAATGTAAAAATATTTTCTTCTCTAATTTCATTTACAACGTCAATAAAATCTTTTTGGAATTCAATAATTTCTTCCTCTTCATCAATCATAAAGCTACCATCGGGAAACTCTGCTCCGCCAAAAATAGCTTCAAAATAAGGATGATCAAAAACACTTACATTAGTAAAAGCTGCTTGATCAGATCGAACCCAAGGTTGATTTAAACGATGAATAAGCGCTTGAATTTGTTGCTTTTTATATGTCTCAGGATCTTTTGTATAATAACCATTCTTTACATCTCTACTCCAATAATAATAGAGATAAGGAATTAAGTTAGGAAGGCCGCAAGCTCCAGATTGTCTGCGGCTAAGAAAAGCAATTGCTTCCATTAAAATTTGAACAAAACTATCAAGATGTTTTGCAGGTTGAGCATTATATCCTTTAATAAAGAATAATCCTTTTTCTGCTATTGGTTTAATATCATAGGCAAAGCAATAAGGAATTAAAGTAGCGGTGTTAAAATCATGCATATAAAGAGCATATGACCACATTGCTTCCATTGCTTCATTTGCAACTTTATATCCATACTTTTTATTAATTTCATAATAAAGTTTATTAAATACAAGAAGTTTTTGATCTGGTTTAGACATTTCTGAAAGTAAAGTTACAATATCTTTTTGTGCAATATTCGCATTTGCATCAATTGAAGTATTTGCAACATTATCAGAATCAATAAAACCTTCAATAAAATCAGTAAAGCTAAGAGTAGCTTCATCAAAGCCTTGTAATTTTAAGAACTCTTCTCCATATTTCTCAACCATTTTATTAAATTGAGTTTGAAAATTCTTATTAAGTCTAATATTAATTTTCATTATTAATCCAATCTACTCCTTCTTTAAAATTATAATATGTATCATTTACTTTTAAAATAGGTGCAGATTTAAAGCCAGCATCAATAACTTCTTGAATATTATAATCTACAGTATAATCAATTCCCGCAGAAGTTAGCTTTCGTTCTAAAACCTTGCATCTAGGACAGTTAGTTGAAAATAATGTTACCATAAATCTCCTATCCATTTTATATAAAACCATTTTTTCTTACCATATATAATGTTTTTTTAAACAAGATAGTTATAATTTTTTGCCCTAAAAAAGGGGAAGAACAGACTCTATTCTTCTGAATCTTCCCCCCAACGACAATGAGTTATCTCTATTGTTCCATCTTCATTAATTTTATCAATGTGATAAACTTGATGTGACTTTGTGTGTTTATAAGTTTTCGTGAAGAACATTCCACTACGTTTAAAACCATTCACCATTAATAAATTGCCTTTTGAGGTCCAACCTTTTTCCATAACTTTCTTATGTCCATCAACTTGAATCTCACTAATTTGACGATTAATTCTTGCATAATATTCACGACTCATCTTGACTGTTACTACGCCACTTTCTGGTGTCAGCAAACTAATACAAGATTTATTATCTTCTTTAGCGACAACAGTACCAATGATGCGGCAAGTCTTAAAAAGTGGAATATCTACACCATTTCTTTTAAACTTTCTCTCAATTTCCGGATTTTCTGGTAAACTTGCGTATGCTTTAATATTATAAATTTCTTTATTAATATCCTTTAAAGGATGTTCATGATAATAAAAACCTAAACTATCCATTTCCCATGTTGCAAGTGTACCTTCTGCATACTTATTCCAAATTTCTTGAAATAATGTGTTATTTAATTGATCAAGAAGTTCTTGCTGATGTTCTTTGAAATAATCTCTAGCTTTATCCATACCTTTTGTATATATCTTTTTCCAAATTGTATCTTTAATTGCAAGACCTTCCTCAAACTCTTCAAGTAAATCTACATCAAAAAACTCTTCATAAAAATCATAAAAATTATCTTTGATAAGATAATAATCGTCTACTTTACAATATACCTTTAGAGCTTTGTTAAAAACAAATAATCTTTTTTCAAAATCTAATTCTGCGGGAATCAAATTTCTTTCCATTAATCCATTAAAATTTTGAAGTGTAATTCTTTTCTTTGGCTCACAAATGGACCAAATATATTCTTTCATAATTTGTTCTCTGTCACCAAATTTATCAAATGCGCCACTCTTAATTAAAGAAATTAAAACAGGTTTCTTAACTTTAACCTTATTTTGAAAATCTTCTACTCCTTCATATGGACGATTATTGATAATCTCTTGAATTGTCTCGCCGTTAACTCCGTTCAATCCTTTAAGACCATAAATAATACTTCCTGTTTCAACATCTGGTTCAAACATGTATCCAGATTTATTAATGTCAATTAATGACATAGGAATACCATGATGAATAATATTACCTACTGCTTTTGCAATTTTACCATAATTACTACTTGCATCTTCATCAAGTCCCGCATCTACTCTAAGACAAGCTGTATTCCAATAAACAGGATCAAAATAAGTTGCGAGATAAATCGTTTGAAGTCCAACAAAACTATAAGCTAATGAATGAATAAGACTAAATGAATAACCCATTTGCGGCTTAATCGCTGTTTCCCAAACATATTCACCAAGTTGCTTTGATGTTGCTTTTTGTAAAACTAATTCATGCAATTCATTAATTCGATTTATTTGTTTCTTTGCACAAATTTTGCGAGCATCATTAGCTTCTTTAAGACTAAAATTACAAATATCGGGATCCATTAAAATCATCATCATATCTTCTTGCTGTGCTGGCGTTGCATAAGTTTCAAGATAATATTTTTCAAGAATCTTTTGATCTGTTCGAGAAATTCCCCATCGCTGCATTTCCGCATACCATTGAGACATATCTTTTTTCATTCTTTTATATCTCTCAGTTGGAGTTTCTCCACCTTTTTCGCTCGCCATTAATCTCATTACTGAATTACAGTTTGCCATTTCACGTGGAGACTTTGGCCGCAAAAGTTTAACAGTTTGACTTCCAACTTGACTATCAAACTGAAAAAGTTTTAATACATTACCCTCAGCTAAAACATCCCACATTTTTTTATCTTCTATTGGAAGAACATCAGGATGAAGATATTTATCATACAGCTGCCGTAATGTTAAATCTTGATCAACTTCATTATATTCTTGCAACATATTAAGACATTGAACAATTACATCTTGAATCTCTGTCACAAGAAAGTCAAATTTAACATCTCCGCAATATTCTGCATCATGAAGCGAAAACTGAGTTACAATTGCTCCACTTGTAGCTTTCATGAAACATGCACTATCAAATGGATCATTCACATAAAAATTTACACCACTAGCATGAATACCTCTATGATTGATTAGTCCTTCAATTTTTTCAATAATATCTAAAAGCCCAGGATATTTCTTAACCTCGGCCAGAAAGTTTTTAACAGGTTTGCGATCTTTTTCCTCATTACCATAAATCAAATCATGAACAGGCCAAACAAAACCTCGCTCACTTGGCGCAAGACTTGTCATATATTGCGCCACATCGTTATCAATTCCATCTGGAAAATCGTATGAACGATAACCTCTACAAGCAGTTGCAATCGCAGAACGAGTTGTTTCTGTTCCATAAGTGCAAACTTGAACACATCCAAGCTGTCCTACTTCTTCACGAATATGACTAAAAATTTCTTCTCTCTTGGATGGACAAATATCAATATCAATATCACCTAATTCAACACGCTCTTTATTACTATATCTCCAATATGGAAGATTATATTTAATTGGGTCAAGCTGTGTAATACCCAATAGATAATGATTTAATCCAGAACATGCGGAACCTCGTCCCGCACCTACTGTCGAGCCAATCTCCCAAAATGAATTAATATAATGTTGAAGAAAAATCGGATATGCAAACATACAAGTTTCAAGTTTATCTCCAATTACTTTTTGAATATCTGCTTCTTCTTCAAGTCGTGCTAAATAAACATCATTAAAAAGATTTAATTCTTTAAGTTTATCACAACAATAATTAACCCAATATCTTTCTTGCGGATTATCACTTGAATATAAATAATCAAGAGTTTTATAACCCATTTTTGACATTACTTTTGGATAATCTTTTACTTTAACTTGCGGGACTTGCTGTTTATGTGCAAAACCAAAATCTGCAATTTTATTTTTTACTTCCAAAGTATTCTCTTCAAGTTCTGCATAATCAAGACCAGTTCCCGCAAGATTTTCAATTATTTCTTCTGTAGTTTGAAGATATGCATACGCATAAAATTCATCTACTTCTCGATCACCTTGTTTTGAATTAAGAAATGCTTTATGAATTTCTCTATCTGTTCTTTTAAGATAATGGGCATCTGTTGTTACAACAATTTTTACTTTAAAATAATCACTAAGAGCTTTAATTCTCTTGTTAACAATCATTTGTTCTTTACTTTGTGCAGGTTGAATCTCAAAATAATAATCATCATTAAATACAGATTTACACCAATTTACAAAATTAATAATTCTATAATAATATTCTGTTTTTCCTTCGAGATTTCCTGTTTTTTCCGCTTTATCCATTTCAAGAATACAATAATCTAATTCTGAACCTAAACATGCGGAAGACGCAATTAAATGCCCTTTACCAAATTCTTCTACACAAGCTTCTACCTCCGCTTTAAGAGTTGGAACTCTTTCCATTCCTCGATCAAAATAACTTTGAATCCAAGAATTAGATGAAAGTTTTCGCAGCATTTTTGCGCCAATTTTATCTTTTGCAATTAAGATAAAGTGAAAATATCTTTGACCACTTTCTCTTTCATCTACAAGATAAATCTCATTTCCATATCCAATTCTAAAATTTGGATATTCTTTTTGAATCTGCTGCCTTTTTTGATCAAGTTTAATCCAATTGCCAAGTGCTTCATGATCAGTTAAACAAATGCCTTCTAGACCAATTTTAATAGCATAATCTACAAGAGAATCAACTGTATTAATACAGTCAATAAGACGAATATTTGACATATCAGTATGTGAATGCATCTCAAATCGCGCCATTAAAACCTTCTTCCTTTTTAATTTTCTCTATATAAATTATACTATATTTTTTTGGTTATGTCAAGTTCTTGAAAAAGTGACATATCACATCTATTGTTCATCCATCACCTAATACATTTGCGGCTTCTTCATAATCAAGCATTGAAGTGTATCCCGCAGGAACTGTTTGACATGCTTCTAATTCTTTTTGACTTAATAATCTTGTTTTATTAGTTTCTTCCAAGAGAAGAGGATCAATAGCGCCAGTTTTTGAAAATTCGTCTGCACTCAATCCTTTATATCGAGTATATAATCTGACACAGTTTTCATAATTCTCCTTGCTTTCATATATTAAATTTTCAAAACCTTTATCATAAACTCTCCGGAATCTGCGGGCCGTGTTGGTCATAACACGCCCACCACTAGATGCGGTTATTGCTCGAGCTTTTTCTCTAGGAGTATATCCATTTTCAAGTATATCTTGAAGTTTAATATTTTTCTTTTCAATTGGCGTATAAGGAATATTTGTCCAATAAAGTCTTTTTCGCAAAGCAGGTGCAATTAATCCGCTTTCAATCCTAATTGGTTCAACTCCTAAAATATCAGTTAATATTTGCTTATCTGTATCTTTCATTGTCGCAACATTTTCAATAAAGAAATAAGTAGGATTAATCTCTTGAAGTATTCTATAACATTCATAAAATAAACCGCTTTTTTCTTTATCTTCTAAGCCAATACGTCCTTTGGCATTCATTAATTTAGATAAACTTTGACAAGGAAAACCAAAACAAACTAAATCAAAATGATCTATTGCAAAATCTCCAGCTGACGTTTTTAAAATCTTATTTTGATAAGATATATCTTTTACATTTCCAATTTCTATAATATCTGGATAGTTGGTTGTCGCACATTTTATTGCGCTGTTTTTTATCTCAGACGCATAATATTTATTAACTTGAATATTACATTTATCTAAAGCAATGCGGGCTCCCGCAATTCCATCGCATAAAGACAATACTGTGAGTCCCATATTAAAAAATCCATTTCTCTTCAAGGTAATAATCTTCAATAATTAATTGTGCAGTAGTATGACCCATCCAAGTATTTTCATTACATCTACAGACCGCAGTAATAGTTTGATTTGGTTTTAACATTTCTTCATATAATTCTTCACTAGCTTTAAATTTCATAATGGCTACATTATTTGGAAGAGTAATTTTAATTGTTGGGTTTTTATCGGGACTGAGTAATTGAATATTACAAGAATCTAAAAGAATATTTGTGATAGCGACGTAAGGCTCTGGTACTTCTTGTCCCCAAAAATCTTTTGAATCAGCAATATCCAAAATAATATTAGGATTAACCTTATTTAATTCCCAAATAAAATCGACCCAATATACTGGTTCTTTAGAAATATTTTCATATAATTTGTTTGTTGCCTCAATAAATTCTTGAATTCGAGATTCCGGAATGCTAGCACCATGTGCATTTGCATGGCCCTGGACATATTCTGGTATTCCTGTGCTTAAAGCAAGTTGCCGCAGGTCTTGATTTTCTGACATTGAGTAATTGCGGCCGCTCCCACGATAAAAATATTCTTTATCATTTTGTTCTTTACTCTTGGTAAGAATATAACATGGATGTTGATATTTTGCTTGAATTTTATTCGCACATAATCCAGCTAAATTTTTCTCAACTTCTCCTGGTTCACAAAGCAATATAATAATACCATTTTTTGTCAATTCATTAGATTGAATTCTTCGCTCGAGTAAATCCATTGTAGCGTCTTGAAGCTTTGTTTGTCTAGCTTTAACATTAGCTGCAATCCGCACGGCCTCTTCAATTCGGGGCACCAATTCTCCCTTATGACCACGTTTATTACTCTCAATCTTTTCAAAAGCATACGTTGTTAACATTGATTTAAAAATTAAATCTTTTTCTTCCATCGTACCAGAACGAACTACTGCATTAATAAAAGGGGTAACATAAAAAGCAATTGACATATAATTTATTCCACCCATTTTATCAATACTAAATTTATTTTTTTCACACATATAATAAAAAAATGGATTTTTAATATTAGATAATCCCTTTTTTATAATAGCTCTATTTTCTAATTCAATATAACTTTCCATATCACTAAGAATACCAAGCGCCGCAAGATCAATTAAATCATCAGCATAATTAATATCATATCTGTCTTTATAACATTCATCTAAAGCTCGACACATCTGCCAAGTTACCCCTGCTCCACTTAATTGTTTATTTGGATAATTACAAATTTGATTATTAATAATAATACAATTATCGTTATCTTTTAAATATTGATCTGATTCATGATGATCAAAACAAAGAATTTTAATACCTTTATCAATTAAATATTGCATTTCTGTTATATCATTAGTTGCAGCATCTGGAATAATTACAAACTCAGCATCTTCTGGAATTTCTTTATAACAGTCTTGTAGTCCATGTTGCTTGCCACTATGTAATATATATTTTATTTTATTTTTAATTTCATCTATTTCAATAGATTTTTCATACATTTTAGTTAAATAATTTATAATAATTGCGGCACTAGTAAAACCATCAGCATCAGCATCTACGATAACACAAACTTTAGATTCAAAACTAATAGCTTCTTGTAAAAAATTAACAGCTTTGGTAACATCTTCTTCTCCAAAAGCTCAAGGAGAATTAATATTTTCTTCATCTGCCGCAATTCATTTGGATACATCTTTAATGCCACGATTAATTAAAATTTGATTAATTGGATGTTGTGCATCTTCATATTCTCCTATTAATTTATATTTCAATATTCATCCTCCTTAGCTATAAATCAAGGACAAAAACATCCTTGTAAATTATATAAGAAATTAATTAAATACTCATATAAAATTTTATCTTTTAATATACACTTCCAATATCCATATTCCGCAGGCATATTCTGGAATTTATGAAATATGCAATATCTACACCTAGGATGCTTTTTTCTATATTGCTGAATTTGTTCTAAATTATTATTCTGTTTCGCCATAAATATAAAAAAGCCTCCTTCGATTTGTCTAAAGGACTCATATGATAATCTAATAAATTATATTTGTCAAATAATACACTAACTGACACTTCATTTTTAATTTTGTTAATTAATTTATCAATTTTACTTACCGTTTTATTATAATCTTCTGTATACATTTCATTAAAGTCTTTATCAAATCCTAATACAATTTCTTTAACTCCTGCATCCAAGAGTAGTTGAAATTGATACCTAGAAATTGAGCTGCCGCAAACTGCTACACATATATTACTTTTTGTACCAAAGTAAGACATATATTGCAAAACAGATTTCTCACTTTCAACTACAATCGCAGTTTCCATTGTTTTAATATTATTTTTAGCAATATTTAAACCATATAGATTAAAAGCAAGTGGGTGATTACATAAATGTCCTTGTATACGGGCAGGTCTGTATTTACCATATACTTCATTCTCTTGGACTAATGTACGTTGACGTATACCTACTAATCTTGAATCTTCATCTAAATGTGGGATCAATACCGAGCCATTAACTGGATCATATTTAATTCCCATAAAATTACATATTTCAGAAGAGATACCTTCTTTAACCCAAGGCTTAATAATTGGAGAAGGATAATATTTAATATAATTTTGAATTTCTGGTAAAGAAATCTTTTGCCTATTATAACTTTCAATTTGATTAAGTTTAGAAAAATTAGATAAAATCTTATAATCTTCTAAATCAAAATCTTCACTATTTTTTAATTTACTTTGTAAATTAAAAAAATTAACGATAAAAGAAACCGCAGCATTTAAATCATCCATATCTTGAACTTTTTGGACTAATTCAAAAATATCAAAACTGCCGCAATGAGTAAAACAATTAAAAAGCGCAGTATTTTCATAATAATAAAGTTTTCTAGAGTCTCCTCCATGACAAATTGTGCGGGCGATAATATAATTGGAAAACATTTCTGGCTCAGCATCAAAATAATCAAGTAAATTATATACATCTTCTAATTCTATATGTTCTTTAACTTCTTCTTTGTCCCAACTCATTATCGCCTCCTATCTCATTTTAATTGTAATATCATCAATTGAAATTAACTCATAATTCCAATCTGTTAAAAACAGACCATCAAAACGACATGTTCCTTTATCTGCATACATCCAAAGATAACATTTTGTATATCTTCCTCTACGATTCTTATAAATAGACATTTTAAGATTCGGTCGGGTCATTCCATCTTCAAGAATTGTATCTAATTTTTCTAAATCTTCTGGAGTCACATCCAACATTACTGCGCCCCAATCGCACTTATCTGCAATTGATTTTGCCCCTCGTAACAAATTTTGATCAGGCATATCAGAAGATTTCCAATCTTGATTTAACTGTGTTGCAGAAATAATAAAAACATTATATTGAGTTGCAATATCTTTTAATTTAACACTAAGTAAAAACAAAATATTATCTTCTCTTAATTTTACTCCGCCAGAACGACGAGTAATTTCTTCAAGAATTTTCATTGATGTATGAATATAATCTAAAGCCACATATTGAACTCCATATATTCTAATTGCTCTTTTAATACAATTTTCAATATCTTTCAAATTAAAGTCTGGAATTATTTCTACATATAATGGCATTCTTTTAATAACTTGAATTGCTCTTTTAACTCGCTCTAATTCTTCAAATTCTAGAATTCGATTTAAAATAAAATATTCATCTACACCAGAAATAAATGCAATCATTTGTGTTTGAAGTTCCTCGAGTTCGAGCTCTGTACTAATAAAAAGTGCAGGTAAAGATGGGCCATTATCAACCCACTCTGTTCCATTATAAATTTCATCGCAAGCACAATTACACATGTCCGCAATTAAGCTGCGGGTCTTACCAACGCCAGTTGCAGCTGATCGCAGATAAAAACATCCTAATCTCATACCCCGTGTTACTGTATTAACAAGTTTTCCATAAAGAGGTTGACCAACATTCGGATGTTCAAGTAATTGATTGAACATTTCTTCAATGCCTTCACTGGCACTTACCGTTTCATCGGTTGATCCATCTACATATGTTGCTCGTACTCGATCAATTTTTTCATCAATTAAATCTGCAATTTCTACTAAAGATAAACTATTAAAATATTGAGTTTTTCTTTCTCTAATCTCTTGGTTTAATTCATCTGGATCGTATATCCAAGATACGTCGTATCCAATATTTGCATATTCTCTTAATAAAGTAAACTTTTTAGTTACTTCATAATAATAATCAAAATTTGCTAAATCAGCATTTTCTTCTGCTGTCTTTAAAAATCTTGCACCATCATTTGCTTTATAGGTTGCATAACTTACTGGTCTGCTTTGAAGATATTGATCAATTGCTTGAACATTAATTTGACGAGTTCCCATTGTATGAAGATTAGAAATTGCTGAAAATATAATTTTATGAAATTCTTTGGGAAAATCATCCGCAGTAAGATTATATTTTCCCTCATCATCCAAGAGGGTAATATTTGCGGTAATGCAACCTAATATTTGTACTAATGCAGGAGTATCCGCATATTTTGCATTATTCAAAAATTCCCTCCTAACTTAATTCATAATATTTTACGTGACGAGGTTTTTTAAGAGGAGTTATTACTCCTTCTACTACTCTTGGATTTTTATTTACATAATCAGAAATTCGTTTATTTTTGTTAATTTTAGAATTATTTTCTTGTTCTTCCGCCCATTTAAGATATTGATTATAAACATAAGGAACAATACCTATTCCACCATTTGCTTTTTCTGTAGAGTTTCCTAAAATATTATACCAATAAACTAATGTTTCATAAATAATTTTATCATCAATTTTATCTTGTACTTTTATTTTTTTAATTTGATTCTCAATTTTTGTATAACTATATTGAGAATTTAATTTTTCTTTCATAAAAATATGTATTTTATTTTTATAGTCTACATAATTTTCTGCACAGATTTTATGAGCATATCTGCGGGAATTGGGCATAACATATTCTTCATTATCTGCATCAAACGTTTTTCCACAAAATAAACATTTTACCCAATGAGCCATTTATTTCACCTTCTTTTATAGACACAATTATATCTATAAATATTATAATATATTTTTTTGTTCTTGTCAATAACAAAAACCCGGCTAAGTTAAACTTAACCGGGTTAAAAATTCTCTGGCGGAGTACCTGGCATCCGACGCCAATACTTTTTTTAAAAGTACGATCCGCTTAGCAGGCGGTCCTAGTTCCCCACTAGTTGGCTACTCCATTATTTTCTAGTTTATTTATCTCATAAGTCAAATAAAAACTAGCTTTTTTTAAATCTTCAAGCATACCATTTTTTCGACCTGCTCTTGAGATATATTTTATAACATTACCAAGATTAAAATTTAAATTTCAATCATTAATAACATCAATTGGCTCATAAGATCGCCCCTCACAATAATGCGAAGGGCGAGTTACATTATTATAGTCCATTACCTACAGCTTCAGTTAGATCATCAACAATAAGAACAAGCTGCTCAACTTGATCACGAGACATTTCTGCTACTCGTTTACCTTTACCAAGATACTTGTCTGTAATAGCAACAATGCGAGGAGCCCAAGTGGTTCCAAATGAACTACCTGTCGCATTTTGAATCTTAGAAACTAGAGTATTAAATTGATTCATTAGATCATCAAAATCAAGCTCAGGCTCGGCCGCATGAGCAGTTGTAGGTGCATCCGTTACATATTGACCATTATAATCTTTTGCTTGACGATCAATTGCATCGCCAATTGCATTGACAAGATTATCATAACTAAATTCAATACTATCGGGCGTATATTTAAATCTAGACCCTGCGACAAATCGAGGAGTACCGCGCATAAATAGAGTAGTATGAACAGTTCCATCTTCCTCTTGGAAAGGATGAGCATAACCAATAATATCGCTCATACGATCAACCACAAGACGTGGTTGGTTAGCTAGAGTAGGAACAATTTGCTGATACTCTTCGCCATTTTCATCTTTAAAAGTCTTATCTTGTGCATGAGAAATCATTACAAGACCGTATCCCATTTGAGGAATTTTACGAAGAGCTTCATCAAATTCCTTCTTTGCAAGATTATATCCCTTGCCAAATGGAAGATCACCTACCGAAGAAACTCCATTTTGATTACAAATATACTTCTCACAAAGGTCATATGCAATATCTACAGTATCAACAATAATATTTTTAAATTGTTGATGAGCTTGATCTGTATCAAGCTGTTTAAGAATTTGCTTAAACTCAGACCATTTATTAACAGGTTGAGCCATAACGCCTGGGATAGCTAGATAGCCAGTCTCAAAGGCACAAAGAAGAGCCTGCGGAAACTGCGCCGCAGTTGTGGTCTTACCAGTTTTTGGCTGACCATATAGAAGCACAGTGTATCCGCAAAGGTCACGACTAACTTCGTGTGGCTTAATTGCAAAAATATCAATCATATATTACCTCCTAGAAACGGAAGCTAGATACATTAGCAGCCGCAGGAGTTGCGGAAGGGGCGTCAAAAGGAGTTGGCTCTGAATTAAATGCATTTGTCTGACTATTACGATTCTCAGCACGGGCCTTTGCATCTGCTTTCTGCTGCTCACGATTCTGCAGACCTTGACGATATTCTGCCATAGTAATAGTATTTTCATCATCAAAAGGATAAGACTCAGGTGAACAACCATCAATCTGCCACATGCGAAGAGTACGAGTAGTATACTCAACCTGTGGAGCACCCCAAGCAGTTTCTACTTGATGCTCAATCTTTTGAGTTGTAGAGATAATTCTACCCCAAATATAAGTGATATAAGGAGTATTAACAGAAACATCAAGATTCTCAAAATATTTCATGCCATTAGGATCGGTAATGCTATAAGTTACAGGAATAAGATCACCACGGAAATTAAATACATAACCATCAACATTTACATAATCATCACCATTTTCGACGTCCATATGACGACAATTAGTAATCATCATATCAGTCTCAAAATTATTACGCTTATCACGGAATCCATCCTGTGCATAATGAGTAAATCCACCACGAATTTGCTTAGTCTCAACCATGTTTCCGTCACGACCCATGAAGTCATTAACTTCTACATCGCCCTGGATACGAAGCTTAACCGCCTTATCCTTACCATCCTTCTCCCAAGTTGGCGCACCATCAAGAAGAGACTTTAGAATTGTATAAGTTTCATTCTCCTTACCAGACTTCCAAGTTGGAACAACAAAAGTATAACGAACAGGGATAATATTTAGACCATCATCATCAGTTGCAATGTTTACTGTACCATTAATATAAGTCTGTCCAGGAGTCTTAGAATTCGGACCAGTTACATTCTCAAAGAGACTTGCATTAAAAACATAACCTTCTACATACACAACATTTTTCCAATTAGTTTTCATTCTTTCTTCTTTCTACTCAAAAATTTTGTCTCTTTACTTACATTTATATTATATTATATTTTTTTTATTTTGTCAAATGTAAAGTTTTTAATCTGCAGGCCACTCATCTGTAATGAATTCTGAGTAAGGAAGTGTATGAACCCAATTCACAAAATCAGTATTCCAATGTGAAAGCCTATGGTTTTTACGTTGATTGTACATAGTACGTAAAACTTGATAATTTAAAGAAACAGTACGAGTTTGCATATATCCTTCTGGTAACATCGCTTTAATTTTTTCAAAATATTGCTCTTTAATATCTCCAGACTCTAGTGAATTATAAAGATTAATTAAATCATTGATCTCTTTAATATAATTTCGCATAGCTTTGTTGGCAATTTCATCTTCTCCAAAAATAAAACAAAAATCTTCTTCTTTGATTCCGTCTTTCGTTAAACGATGCATAGTAGATTGACTATTTGCTGTTGTTCCAATTTTATAAGTATCAAATTCGCTCCACCAGAATCTTGGAGCAGTAATGTCTACTCATACACATATCTGACGAAGAAATTTTGCATGTTCTGGACTACCAGCTTTACAAAGACGCTTTGCTAAGTTATAATCATTAGGACCAATTTTAACTTCACTTGTAAAACTAGAATATCCAGAATCTGCATTACCATATGATTTTAAAGGATGCCGCATACCATGTAATGCTGGCATAAAACCTTGAACATCAAGTGTCTGAAATTTAGCCATTATTTACCCCTTTTGATATATTATATCCTACTATATTTGAATTATATAATTTAATAAAATATTTCTCTTTTTCGTTTAATTCTTCTGGAGAACATTCCAAGAGAAGTTCAAAAGAAAAAGAATCTAAACCGTATTCTAACATTGCGCTATATAATTGACTTCCTTGTGGCGAGTCGATTCCAATTCCGAAACGACAGTGTTCATATCACCTTTTACGACAATCTTTCGCTTGACCGATGTAACATTCACCAGTTTGTTGATTCGTAATTTTATAAATACCGCACACATCGGCTTTCCCTAAAATTTTTGGAAATTTCTTCTTTGCAATTGGTTGATAATAAGCCTGTCAAATTGCCATTAAAATTGCTCGAGGTTTTGTAATTTTCTTTATCACTCCCCGCAATATGTTTATATCATTAGTTTCTTCTATTGGAAGGATAAGACAATAATCATCTTTATTTTCTTGAATTTCTTTTTCTTTTCGGGCTGCCGCAATAGCAGCTGTACGAGTTTCTTGTAAAGATTTTAATTCATTTTCTTGTTCTTGAATTTTATTTTTATTTCTATCTATAATAGATTGTAAATCACGCTTATAAATTTGATACTCATGCATTAAATCATTATATTGTTTCTCGTAAATTGCGTTTGCTTTTTCTTTTGCTAATTGTTCTGATTGAGCAATAAATTCTTGAGTTTGTTTATTAGATTCATTAAGAGTATCTTTTGTTTTTTCTATTAAAAGCAATTCCTCTTTTGTAGAAGCAATTTTTTTAGTTAAATTTGTATTTTCAATTACCAAATCATTAAGATGTTTTTCTAATTCTCTCTGTTGCTTTAATAATTCTTCATTATTGATTTTAATAGGTTTAACAGAACGACACCCTAACCAATAACAAAATCAAGCAAGTAATATATCATTAATAAAAATGATAATAGGTATTGCAATATTTCAATTCATAATAAAATAGCGGAGATAAGAAAAATTCTCTTACCTCCGCTCTCCTTTTATCTCTTTAAATTTAAATTACTCGGCAAGCTCAGCTTCAGGATCAACCGTAGCGCCTGCAGGAGTAAGCTTAACAAGCTTATCCTTCTCGCCCTCAACAACGATGCGCTCAACGAAACCCTTCTTAACTAGTCCGTTAATAACACCGGT